AACACGACTGGATGGGCGGCGGTTACAAACTGTGCGATTGCTCGCTCAACAGCGCAAGCCTCAGTCGGTAGTGCCTCCCTTGAAATTACAGCGAGTGCAAGCGGTGACGCAGTTGCTTCAACTACTACTGCAACTAAGTTCGCAGTCACAGCAAACCAAGAGTTCTCTGCTATCGCTGACTTTAGAGCAAGTACGACAACTCGCTCAGTCTCAGTTGGTATCCGTTATCTAACTTCGGCTGGTGCCACTATTAGTACAACTTATGGAACAGCAGTTAGCGCAACGAGTTCAGCCTTTGTCACAGCAAACGCTACGGTACTTGCTCCACCTACGGCTACTCATGCTCAAGTGTTTGTGAGAATTACAAGCGCTGGTTCAGGTGAAGTTTTCTATGTAGACAAAATTGCTTTCCACTCAGGAGATACTCCAGTTTTTACTCGCGGAGGATTTAGTTCTTTTGCTTTTGATGTTGAGCGCTCCTCTGATGGAACTAATTACACAACAGTTCGTAATAGCCCAATCACGGCGGACAGCACACAAATTGCAGAAATCAATGACTACGAAGTTCCTATTGCTACAACAGTTACATATCGTGCGAAAGCGAGGGCTGACATCTAATGGCAACCATTTCCTCGGGGTATACAACTACCGTACCTATTCAGATTTCTAATCCTGCTACTTGGTCATTTGTTGCGCCTCAAAAGCCAACAGTCAAAGCAGTTGGCATAGATGTCTTACAGCCACTTAACTCAACGATTGTTGAATCTTATGGAGTCTTTAAGCCACTAGGCGCATCTAAGACTGTTGTTGTTTCCCAATCAATCTATGGTGTAGACGGCACTTATGAATTTGTTACAACGGGCGAAACCGAATGGAACACGCTGTATCCAGTTCTTACTTATCAAGGAACACTTCATGTTCACGACCCGCTAGGTCGGCAGAAGTATGTGCGTTTTGTAGATAGAAACTGGACGGAATCGGGAAACATCAATGCCCTAGTTCGTCGAGTTAAAGTCACCTACTTTGAGGTCTCGGCTCCATAATGTATCCAGTTTCCGAAAATTTCAAAACAGCAGTTCGGAAATCTCACTCAACCACAGTCAAGGTTGAGATTTACGATATGGCTAATGGAACAATTCTGAGTACCGCTTCTCCAATTAGCGGTGATGTAACGATTGATAACCGACGCTCAATTCGTCGTGAATGTACTTTAGAGTTCGTCGATACAGACGGAACCCTTGTCCCAACTAATAACATCTCATCAATCCTTTTACCCTATAACCGTGAAGTAAAAATTTACCGCGGAATTGTTTTTGGAGATGGCACCGAAGAGTTAGTTCCTCTCGGTGTGTTCATCATTACCAGCGTAGACATCTCGGAGTCTGCTCAGGGAATTAAAGTCTCAATTAAAGGTTCAGACCGTAGCCTTCTTTTGGCTCGGGCTAAGTTCACCAATCATGAGTTCTACATTGAAGATGGCACCCCAAAAGAAACAGCCATTGCAAACATTCTTAAATACCGTTACCCGCAAGTTCAAACTATTTTTCCTGCTACAAATCAAGTAACCACTTTGCTCTATCCAACTCTTGACCAGTCAAGCGACCCTTGGCGAGAGGCTCTTAAGATTGCAGAGTCCGCATCTATGGACTTGTACTTTGATGAAAACGGTATTGCTCGCATGAGACCAATCCCTGACCCTGATAAGGGAACCCCCGTTGCCGAGTACACAGATGGTTCTGATTCAGTTCTGATTCAAATGAATCGTTCGCTGAGTATCGATGAGTCGTATAACGGAGTCATCTATACGGGTGAAGGAACTAACTTGAGTATCGGAGTTATCGGCGAGGCTTGGGACGACAATCCAAGTTCACCTACATATCGAAAGACCTATGGTGAAGTCCCTAAGTTTATGAGTAGCCCAACAGTCTTGACAGTTGCCGAGGCTAAAGAAGCGGCGGCCGCTGAGTTGAAGAAAGTTATTGGCGCTTCAGAAAAAATTACTTGGGATTTTATTGTCAATCCTGCTCACGATGTTTATGACTTGGTTAAGGTAACCCGTTCACCAATCGGAGTTGATAAGATTTTGACACTTGATGCAATTTCCATCCCCTTGAGTGCCAGCGGTAGTATGAACGCAATCGGTAGAAGTAGGAGATTCTGATGGACTTGAGTTACTTAGTTAATCAAATCAAAGGCACGGATACCTTCCCAACTTTGAGGCTCCGTCAGGCTTATGTAGTTGCGACGAGCAACAGCCCTAAGACTATCGATATTCAAATAGCAGGGGATACAAACACTTTGCCCTCAGTTAAATATATCCACAGTTATGCGCCACAAGTGGGGGACACAGTTTTTATCCTCACAAACGGGGCTGATATTTTGTGCCTCGGAGATATAGCAACCTAGGTTCAGAAACCATAGGTTATTATTTACCTACCTACAATTAGGAGATTACAATGGACAGTAAGACAAAAGCAATGCTCGCTTCATACGGACGGTCTTTTTTAGCGGCAGTAACAACAGCCTTCATGATTACAGGTGGGGACATCCTTGCTCTTGATGGCGATTCACTTAAGGCAATTTTAGCGGCGGGTATCTCTGCCGTTCTCCCAGTCGCAATCAGAGCGGCAAATCCTAAAGACCCTGCGTTTGGCAAAATTGCTGACGGAGTTACCGAAGCCGTAGTTGGAAAACTAACAAAGAAGGCTCCAGCGAAAAAGGCAACGGCTAAAAAGTAATGTCAGTAGAAAAAGTTCTCGCGTCCGCCAAAGCCGAAGTTGATGCTGGATTCCGTGAAGGAACCAACAACGATACAAAGTTCGGCAAGTGGTTTGGACTTAACAACCAACCTTGGTGCGCCATGTATGTTTCTTGGTGCTTCAAAGAGGCAGGTCTTTCTGACCTTATCGCGGCTCAATCTAAAAAGGGTTTTGCATCATGCGATGTAGGTTTGAAGTGGTTTGCCAAGAAAGGTCAGATTGTCCCAGTCGGTCAAGCAAAGGCTGGCGACATTGCTTTCTTCCAATTCGATGATGATGCCCAAGCAGACCATGTAGGCATAGTTCAAAAGAACGACGGTAAAGGAACTCTTTGGGTTTACGAAGGAAATACAAGTGGCGATACAAAGGGAAGTCAGTCAAATGGTGACGGCGCTTTCCTTAAGAAGAGAGCCTACAAACTCATCATGGGTGTGGCTCGTCCAGCATATCCATCAACTCCAGTCGCTTCAAAGACTGCTGACGAAGCAAGAGCAAAGGCATAAAAATGAGCGAAGAAGTAAAGCCAAGTTTAGGAGAGATTATGCGTCGGCTTGATGACCTGACTATGGAAGTCAAGCAGATGAACCTAAATGTCAGCCAAACCTATCTTCGCAAAGATGTTTATGACTCTGACTCTGAAAGAGTTACGCAAGCCATGGAACACATTACAGACCGTCTTGAAAAGATGGAGAGTCGCTCCGAATGGGTCATTCGTACCGTCGGAGCGCTCTTTATTTGCACAGTTGTCGGTGCCTCCATGTATGTTGGACAAATCATTGGGTTGTAGGGCTTGACAATCTAAACCCCCGTTTAGTACCCTCTCCCTTAACGAGAGGAGTCCACATGGACAACGCAGTACAAGCAACACCAGTCGATGACTTTGAAGTCATTGAAGAACCAGCCCGTGAGCCATTCGTCGTTGATGACGATTCAAAGGCAGATTGGGCGATGAGAAAACTTGCCTCGATTAGACGCAAGCAATCAGATAACAAAGCCATCTTTGACCGAGAGTTACAAAGGGTCACAGAATGGCTCGAGAAGGTCAATACAGACCTCGAAAGAGATGCTGAATGGTTTGAGGCGAACCTACGCCCATACGCCCTCACAGAGCGCTCTAAAGACCGTAAAAGCATAGTTCTGCCCCACGGCACCATCAAGACTGTTTCAGGTCGAGTCAAGTTCGATATTGAGGATGAATCTAAGTTCCTCGAATGGGCTGAGACAAACGCGCCTGAATTAGTTCGAGTTAAAAAAGAAGTTGATAAAAAAGCCCTAGGTGCTTTGAATCAGTCCGAAGATAAAGTAATATCAACCCAAGGTGAAATTGTTCCAGCAATTAAAGTCATACCTGCTGAGATTTCAGTTTCATTCGTAATCGCAGAATAGAGAGAGGGAACATGGAAAACAATCTACCTATCGCTCAAGCGTTGAGCGAAATCATGAAGGCAGTTGGAGCAATCGCTAAGAAAGATAAAAACACTTCACAGGGTTTTAACTTTCGTGGAATTGATTCGGTTGTAAATGCTGTATCACCAGCACTTCAAAAGTTCGGAGTAGTCGTCGTGCCTTCAGTTGAAGAGTACGAATATCAAACAGTCGAGATTGGACGGAACCGAACTGCTATGGGTCATGTCAAAGTAAAAGTAACTTACACATTCATTGGAGCAAACGGTGATGCAATCAAAGCAACAGTAGTTGGCGAAGCAATGGACTCAGGCGATAAGGCAACAGCCAAAGCCATGTCAGTTGCTTTCCGTACTGCGCTACTTCAATCGCTTGCACTTCCAACCG